CTCCTCTACAGGGGCTGGAGCAGGGGCGGGTGCAGGTGCAGGTGCAGGTGCAGGTGCAGGTGCGAAACCTAGTGCTTCAACCATGCTTTCAAAAACCCTAGCTAAGTCACGACGATGATAACTTCCACCGTTAATAGCTTCCAACATTTGCAATACTTCTTCTTTGTTTGCCATAAAAAAACTCCTATTTGCTATTGATCGCTTTTAGTATCTTCTCAGTAACGTCTAGCTGAGTTTGATGAAGCGAATCTTCTAATTTGTCTATCTTATTATCTATCTTTACCTCTAATCCATCAACCTTATTTTCTAAAGAATCCATTCTTCTTTGGATAGAATCGTTAACTTTCTCCTCTAGCATGATTAATTTACTCCCGTGCTTCGTGACTGTGTGAAAAACCCAGCCTATTGCAGGTAGTGCTATCAAGCCTATTAGTTGCGCTATATCGTTGAATGATGCCCAGTCCATAGGGTTTTCCCCTCGTGAAAGAAATAAAGAGGGGGAGAGTTAACTCCCCCTCGGGATTATTACATACCAGTGATTGGCTTGTAGTCAAAGAAGTCACCAGCACCGGCTCCGATGTTAATGGTAACAAAGTCAACTTTCATAACGAATTCACCCGGTACGGCACGGGTAGGATTGGCTGCGCTATCACTATTAGCTGAGGTCGATCCAGCGACTGGGTCCCACATGTTAGTAGTGCTGAGCGTGTCAGCAGAAGCTGCTGCTGTACCACCGCTGTTGAGCCACTGAGTTCTCATGTTGGTGATCTTAGCTCCACTGTCAAGGGTTCCTAACCAGCTAAACTGATTCTGTCTCCAAGCAGTCAATAGCTTGGCGCCAAAATCGTGCTTGAATCTATGGATAGCCTGTCTCTGTCCAGCGCCCATAAAGAGAAGCTTAGTATTAGATGCCCCAGAAAGGGTATCAGAAACACGAGATAGAACGTACTTGCCCGCTTCAGAATAGGCGAATGTTCCGCCTGTAAGAGGTTTGTGTACGTTATAGATTCCGCTGGCGGTAATCTTAGGGAGAGTGTTGGTGTCAGCTGCGTCAGCAACTGCGGTAAGAATTTCAAAAGCCTTAGTGATTCTATCTGTACTGGTACTATTATTGTTTAAGATAGTACCACCCTGAGCTTGCACGTTGGCATAAGGAAAAATGTGATGTCCACTTGGAACTGCCATGATATATGACTCCTATACGAAAAAATTAATATGTTCCCACAATTATCCGAAAGAGTCCAGTTCCTAATATCTAATACACAAAATTATTGAGTATCTTATAAGACTTTACCCTAATTCCATGTATTTTTGATTCATAAAACATATTATAATGGTCGCTAGAGAGAATGGGCGAGCAGCTTATGACAGAAAGACCTAGTTTATCTTCTATTAGCTTTGATGATATAATATTATCTAGCACATCATCAACCATAGAACCTGTACCTAGTACTATTTCAGAAGCCCCGTTTTCCCTGAGAGAAAAGCACAGCTCTTCAATAAACATTGGCTCTGCTAATCTATATTCTATTACCGGCCTTATGTGGATTTTATTGACCCTACAGGCTTCGTAGCAGGTCTTAAAATCTTTCCTAATAGCAAAAAGGTTAGAGCTTTCTAGGTCATGCCTGTTTATTACAAGGTCTATTGTTTTTATGCCACGTTTTTCGCATAACAATATCTCATGCACTCTTATGCGGGTTTCAGAAATACCATATGGAAAGTCTACTATGCCTGAAAAGTTACAATATTCACGAATGAAGGATTCGTCAATTCGAGGAACTATCCCAGAAGGCGTACATATTTGATCGACTCTTCTCTCGCTGCCTTCAAATATGCAAGCCAGTATATCTGGGTATTTTGGTTCGTTGCAAAGTAGCTCTATGCGCATTAGGTGCTTTTGTAGTATTCAACCGCTTTCTTTAATCTTCTTCTGGCAGTTTCACGGCTATAGCCGTTCGCTTGGCCAATTTCGTTCATGGTCATTCGAGAAACATATTTTTGCTCAATTAACTTAGCCATTTCTCTAGGCATATCTAGCAAAGCAATATCAATGTCTACATCTTGACGCTGACGTACAGAGAACGGAATATTTGTATACTCTCTCCTCTGCTTTTTAAGATGATTCTTTATAGCAAATGTTAGTTGCTGATAAAGATAAGTAGTGAATTTAACCTTTCTTTCTGGATCAAATTTATTTAAACATTGCCACAAGGTGTGCAGTCTGATTGAAGACAGATCGTCTTCGTCAACATATCTGCTATACTTCGAGCAAACTTTATCCATAATTCTTTTGTAATCAATATTCTTAACAGCTTCATCAATATTTTTGTTCATTTGAACTCCTAATTATAATACCACCAATTTTTTGACGTAAATCTTCAAACTTATTTAACTCATGCAGATACTGCTCATCGAGAGCATCGGACATGATATAATCAATTTCACCTACAGAGGAAACAAATATAGACCAGTACCTCTTAGCGCTTACCTGACTCTTTATTGACTCTATTGCGTCATTAATTTCATTGGAGACAGCTTCAGGGCTACTTATATGAGTAGTATCGGTAAGTATGTTCTCAATATTTAGTCTAACATCCGTAGGATTAAAAAGTTTTCCCACTCCTATAAAAAAAGTGTATCTTCCTAGTGTCTTTATAGCTTCAACGCCTTCTGTTTCTTCCAAAATATCCTGAACAACATGGGTTATATCAAAATTCGTGTAACCTAGCCAGCAATTCCATCTATCTGAAGGCTTCAAAAAAGAATCAGCTGGAAACATACCGTAGGGCGTGTAAATCACCCTTGGTGCTGGATCAATAAATTTTATAGGCATTTCACCATGAGACTCCTGCATCTCTTGAGCTAGTAAAAGCTCCTCAAGAATTTCTATCTCAGTATTCTTTTCGTACATTTCCTCTACAACGGCGTTCCAGCTTTGCCAAGCTATTTTTTTGTTAACAGACATAGAATACCTCCTTTTAGTAGGTGTTACTACATATTATACACATTATTTTAAGTGTACCATCGAGGGAGGAACAACTAAATCTGAATGTTTATCGTTCTTATATTTGAAATATAACTCCATAAAGACGCTCAAGTCATTGGTATCTTCGGTTTGATGTTTCAGTACATCTAATATATTGTTTTCATACTCTCCACTGTTTATTTTATAAAGCATAAAAGCAAAATTAGCTACATCCTCTAGTGTGTCTCCCCATCCGCACTTAAAAAATATATCTTTTGTCTCTTTGTCTGTCCAGCATAAAAAGTATGCTGAATCAGAGAACGAACTTTCTAGTGGTGTGTCTTGAGATTGTTTCAAGATAGTAGTCTCCTAATTTTTCTGCTAGGTCGGAATCAAACAAGTTAGTCGGAGTACCGAGGCTGTTAAATCCTGACGAGTACGGGAACTGGGTAAAGTATATAGCCTCACAGGTTGCTTCGTCTATGTTTCTAAAACCCACCAAGTTAATGTCTAGCCATTTAAAGTGGAAGTTTAAATACTTTTGTGTAAGTTTTTCCAGCGCCTCTTCTATAGTCTTTTCGGACATAAGAAAGGTATGTGGTAGTTTATCTCTGTGGAGCAGTACATTGTTTCTTTTCTTATTAAACGTGTCGTACTTGTTATCGAAGGCCACAGCAATAAGGCTTATCTTAATTTTCTTCTTCATCTTCTTTAGACTCTTGAGCTTTTAGATACTGGCTTTTAAGTTCTTGCACGAGGTTAAAAACTTCTCTGGCGTTTTGGAAATCTTCAAGGGACTTTCTGAATTCCTCGAATACCTGTGGGTGTTCTCCAATGCCGGCAGGTGAGTTCATATAAATTCTCATTGTTAATCCAGCTTCATCCATCTTTGCCTTGTAGTGCGACTCTGCCGCTACAATAAAATCAATATTCATTCGCTACTCCTAGTTAAAAAAGAATCCAGCACTTCTTGTGCTGGACTCAGAATCATGATTCTCTATTTATGTCTACTCCGTTGGACGAAGAGAATCACCTACAATCCAAGCTACAGCAACCGCAACAATACTAGTTGCTGTTTCTGGCGGGATGCCAACAACGTCTTGAAGACATACGGTAACAAGAGTACCGATAGCAGTCCAAAAACGCTTTGACTTTACTAAGCCTTTTAGCTTATCTACCATATTCTTTCTCCTTATTAAAAAGATACTTGGTCACTGCAAATATTCTAGCATGCGCAAGAGGTATTTGCAAACTTATTTTAGTCCACATAGGAAATTTTTTGCAGAGTTTTTCCACGAAAACTCCTTAGATGTTTGTATTCCATCTATATTCTGATGTGAAAAACCTTGTTGCTTCTGGTTGTGTACCGACCTCATGTGGGAAATTATTTGGTCTATTGCATCTGAATCAAGTGATGCCCACATACCATTCCCTTTAAACCAAACCCCATCATTAGCTAACTCAATAGAGTTTATATCCACTAACATGGAGTTGGAAGAGTTGCAAAACTCCGTATGAGCTGAGTAGTTAGTGGCTATTACTTGCTTTCCACACGCCATCATCTCTAAAAGTTCTAGGTTCCAACCCTCAGCCCTAGCAGGGAATACTCCACAATCAGTTTGCTTCATTATGTTATACACATCCTGATGGGTCTTTTGTCTAGGTATAATTCTTATCTTGTCTCCTAGCTTTGATTGCTTATAAAGGTTAATCCATTCTTTCTGCTGTTGGTCGTTATAAAAAGGGTTCTCGCACATCATCCATAGCTCTACATCATCGGAATGACTAAAGGCAGAATTAAAACATTCTACAAGGACATCATGGCCTTTTCTGACTTCCCACTTGCCGCAGTTAAAAAATATAGTTGCTGGCCTCTTGGACTCGTAGGGCTGAAACAGTTCTGTATCAACACCCAAAGGAACAACGCTTGTTTCGATGCTTATGGCGTTTTTAACAACCGACTCTGCCCAATGCGAGCAGACAAAAATTTTATCGTTGTGGGACATACTCCAGATTTCTTGCTGTGAAAATCTATCAAGCTCAAATATAGGAAATCCCACATGAAGACCCTTGCCAACATGATGATGAATATCGTTCTGATGCCATATCTTAACTGACGGAACCCGTGAGGATGGCGACTGCAACATCATGCTATTTAGAAAATTTTGTTCTTCTGGAGGTTCAGGATTTCCAATAGGAAAGTAGCTGACCTGCTCACCTATGCCGTAAAGATTTTTAATAATGTTATAGCTGGCTACTCCATAGCCGAGCGTGTTTATAGGTGCTGTTATGTTAATCATTTTTGCCTCTTGACAACTCATAGTAGTGGCGGACATTACCCAAGTCTACCTTTTTACTTTCAAAAATATCATTATTTAGCACTCGAATAAAATCTTCGTGCATTAAATTTTCTTTCATCCATACGGCGTGCCACTTGTATTCATCCCTACTCCAAGTTCCCCAATCTGTTAGGATCGCAAAATATATCCCGTCCACGCCAAGTAAGGATTGTGCAAGCTCTACGGCTTGCGGCATTTCAGTGTAGTTTTGTCGCTGAACAACAAAGTCGAGCCTAAGTCGATCAATTTCACCACACCTCCTAAGTTCGTCAACCATCTCTATATTTTTCATTAGAATATCCCACTTGCCTCCAACCCTAACCTTGTTGTATGTCTCTTCGGTTGCGGCATCAATAGATATTAGAACAGTACTTATATTATCGTGACATAAGCTCATTTTTTCCCACATATTTTCAGTAAACATGACACCATTTGTTTGTAGGTTGATAACTACGTTAGGATGCTTATTACCATCAAAGCTCGTAAGAAAATCTCGAAAAACTTTTGAAGAGAAAGGATCTCCCGATCCAGTTATGTTAAATATTAAGTCGCTATCTAAGGGAAGGGCGTAGTCAAGTATTTTATTTTGTATTTGTAGACTGTTCTCATATGCCTCTCCTTTGGTATTCAATATTGTGGAAACTCTACAGCTTGGGCATCTCAAGTTGCAGGATAAATCCCACAAGAAGTTGACATATTTTATGGAGTCAATCTTCGTTTCTTTGTTTTTTATTATATCTAATAGATGTTGGTCTTCTACGTCTTCTATTCTCTGGAGTATTCCGTCGCCACCTTTTGGTATAGATTGTATTCTGGGGCAAGTTTTTTTGTTGCAGTAAGAAAAGCTCCCGTCAAGAATGGACTTCCGTATGTCCTGTGCCGTGTCTGAGTTTAGGACGTTTTCTGTTTCGTCAAATGTTATGTTTCCTAAAGTCTGGTTCATCCAATATGCGCAGCATGTCCTAACTTCCCCTCGGGTGTTTACTTCTAGGTTAGTAAAGGGTTGTGCGCAGAAGAATCCAGTTGTATCAAAATCAGGAATATCTGAACTGGTGACATCTTGATTTATATTGTCAAGGTTGCTAGGTTTGTTCATCTGTCATCCCTATGAGTCTCAGTTTTTCTTTGTTTTTACATTCTTCCCAAGAAGATCCGTTCCAGAAAACTACCACTTTTGTATCGAGAACAGCAAAATCTGTGTAGTCAATGGAAATAATATCATCATTGTTTACATAGTATACGTTGCCGTCAAAAAAAACATCTTTTTTATGAGAGTTTTTCTGAATTATGTTCGCTTCCTTCAAGACTTCATCTCTTTGAGAAATATCCCTGCCTTCTCTTAGGTCGTATAGAGGGCCAATGTTCATATATAAAACTTCTTCCTCTCTTTTTTCTTTAGACAATCTCATCTCATGTGAAAATTTATTAATGTACTTGTCAAAGAAAGGGTCTTTCAATAACTCTAAGAACTTTTGATGTAGAGGGTGTGTCTTTTCCTGTATGGCCTTTTTTTCCCACTCCGTAAAATAGTCCGAAAAACCTAAATCTCTTATAAAGTCTGGCTCTATAATTTGGAGCTGAACTAAACCCGCACCGTATTTTTCTGCAAGGAGAACGAAATCTTTAATTTCCATAAAGTTATTCTCTTGCACGACCATACTCATAGCAAAGCTGTCTACTTGGTCTGATTGTTTTAGTTTTTGAACGAACTCCAAGTTTTCTAATAGCTGATTCCACTTACCACCTTTTCTATTGATAATGTACGTTTCTTCTGTTGCTGCGTCGATAGAGATTGAAATAGAGTTTATGTTCTCCCTAGAGAACTCACTAAGTGTTTCCCAGTATTTTTTAATAAGTAAGCCGTTTGTTAGAATAAGAATGTCACTTAAGTTTGGCGCGTTTTCTTTGGATAGTCGCTGGAGTAACTTTCTAAATATCGGACTAGCAAAAGCATCTCCTGATCCTGTTACAGTTAAGTGTTTAGCGCTAGGCAGAGCTTCTGATATGATCTTGTCCTGAAGTTCAAGAATCTTATTTCGCTTTTCTCCGAACACCATTATTAAATCTCTTCTGCATGATGGGCAAGCCAAATTGCACGATCTGTCGTATTCGCAACTAATTACTCTTGGGCCATGTTCTAGTTTCGTTTTCTTGTTCTTTATGTCATCATGGACTAAAGGATTGATGCCTTCAATTTGATGTAGCGTTAAAACGGAATCTGTCTTGGACTGTAGAAATGGACATGAGAGACTGTTGCAGTATTCAAAAGACCCATCTAATATTGACCGCCTGAAGTCCTGAGCTTTTTCGCCATTCCATACTTCATCTACGGACTGTTCGTAAAGATTTCCAATGCGATAACCATCAATCCAAGGCGGGCAGCACGGAGAAACATCTCCATTGTCGAGAACGGCAAACCACTCAAAGGGTCTAGTGCAATAATATTTTTTATCTTCCATTTGTTACTTCTCCCAGCTTAGCTACTACATCATTGGCGAAGTATCCACCATTTAACCAAGACTTATCCATGTTTTTGAAGTACTCATGTGCGCTAATGATAAGTTCTCTGTCATGCAGTATATTAGATGCGTGATCTAGGTCATCAAAGTATAGAGGGTAATCTTCTCCGCAGTATTCCACAACCGCAGGATGTTTGTTTACAAGTAGTGGTGTGTTCCTAGCTATACACTCAATGACAGCGTTGTTTGCTGAGCTATCGTAAAGATCTAAAAACACAATTCCAGATGTCAATATGTCATCATATTCTTGATGAGGAAGCCAGTCTAATATTTCTACACCGGCCCACTTATGTCGGTCATCAAAAAATCTGGTATCAGTTTTGTTGTATGCGTTAAGCATTTGTAGAGAATATTCATTCTCGCTTGGTAGCCATTTTTTTGAGTAAGGATAGGGTGACTTTAAGGAGCATATTGATTCTGGTCTCCTAAGCCAGTAGCCAACCTGCAATATTTTTGGTCTCTCAGACTTAATGAATCTCATAGGCTCCCACTTCTTACAGTTGGTTTGCGTTGGATGTTTAACGGATATTACTGGAGTGTCACAGACACCTCTTATCCAGTTAGCCAAATAATCTGATAGGCATATTATAGCCTTGCAGAACCTTAACGAATACTGAAAAACGTCTCTATCAAACATTGCCTTTGGTGAATTGTAAACATCATACCAGTCTGGTGGATTAGGAGGATTATGGATTACACCAACCCACGGAAATGTATAAGGTATGCTATCAAAACCTTCGTGTATATATTTTCTTATATGCCAGCTGAAGTTATGCTCTAGAAAACCATCAAAAAATATACCCGATTTTGAATGGTAAGGCTTTAGGGAATTTATACAATATCCCCATCCACTTCTGTGTTTTTCAAATCCATAACATTTTGATAAATCCAGAGAGATCATAATACTTTCACGCCCGAAAGACCCTCAAACAAGCCAGCTTGGTAAGAGCATCTAATCATAGCCAACTTCTCGGCGTATTCTTTTTTCTCTGCTTCTGGTATTGTTTGATCGAATGTTAGATTACCAAGAACTCTATGATCTAAACACTCTGGACTCTCAACAAACTGCTTCCAAAATCTTTCAAAGTGGGGCTTTTCAGTCTCCTTTATTGTGGATGCGGCAGTAAATCCAAGCTCATAAAAGTATTTGCATATGTTAGAAGTAGAAATATCATTTGCAGAAAATATGTTTATGGTTGATAGCATATTAGAATAAAGCACAGAACCTTTTTTTGAAAGTGAAAGAATAAACTTTCTGTTATCTAAAATCTCACCCTTTGGCGTTTGTGTAAAAGAGTATCCCCCAAGAGTATTGTATAGCCTAGAGTTCATTGATATATTGTATGCGGGCGGAAGATTGTGAGGCTCAGAAGCTAAGTCATATAACAAAGTGTTTTCTAAAGAATGTAACTTATATGACTTAAAAGAGGACGCTAACTTAGAGGCGAAAAAATCTTTGTTGAACGAAGAGAAAAGTGTTCCAATGTAGCCGCACATAATGGCTGACTCTGGATATATGTTGTTTATAGAAACCAAAGACAGAAGGTAATTGTTATGTACTAGACAGTTCTGCTTGAATATAGACGTAATCCTAGAATCGCTCTTCGTTGGTAGCTCATTGACATTTACCAGTTCAATGTCACAGTCTACCCCAAGAGTCTTTGCTTGCTTTTGTATTCCGATTAGAGCTGGAGAATATCCTTCATGTTGCGGAAATTGCTCAACAGATGTTGAGTCTTCAATTATAAAAACCTGAACGTCTTTCATAAACACCTCAAAAAAAACAGTTACTAGATATTTTATATAACTGCGCAATAAAAAACACATGTTAGTTATATAAGTTCATGCCAATCATCAAAACTAAATATATCGCCGTGCCACGCTGGATAGTCGTTTCTGTTCGGAATGATTACATTCTTCTGACTTCCAAGAATACCAATAAACCAACTGAAAGTTCCAAAACTTATCAACTTGTTTGTGAATCTAGACCCAAACAAAATTGTTTCTATGGCTGAGGACTGATGTATAGAAAATCCGTAGTCGTTGCAAAGTTTTTTTACGCGAGAATCATCTGGGGAGTCTGAAGATATATACTTCGGTAAATTTTCGTAGTTTGAAATACTAGTGACAGCTTTTTCAAAATGTTCAATGTGGACTGCTCTATCGTCTCCAGCAATATCCCCAAGTCTATAATGTATAAATATGCCTTCTGTTGTATCTTCGATCAGCCATTTATGAAATATCTTTTCTCGATTGTTTCTGATATGCTCCGCTGCTATTGACTCTTGAAAGAACTGATGAGGATGAATTCTAAAGTCTTTATCGGCTGATGTGACTGGGCATATGGCAAAAATATCCAATAGGTTTGATGACTTTATTAGTATTTGATTTTTGTTATCGGGCTGCTCAGGATATTCTTGTGGACTGTCTACAATTTTTAGTCTACCAAAGTCAATAAAATGATTAAAGCTTCCGTTTTCTCCTCCGGCGTAACCTGCATCATGATCTCCTATTTCATCTGTGGAGTATTTTGTGAACGATACATTCTTGCCAAACCTCATCGCCATTAGAATTTGAAATGAAACTGAGAGTAGGTTGTTGCACATCAATCCTCCGTTCGGCTCAAGTATTACATAACTTTCGTTTGGTGAATTCATTTTTGCTCGTTTTAGCTGGCTCCAGCCCTATACCATGATCAGACTTGTTCGGGCAGGACAAAAGAAAAAGGTAGTATAATTACTAAGTGGAGGTGGCGGGATTTGAACCCGCGTGCCACATAATATTATTATTAACTTCTACATGTTTAGTATAATTGTTATTGTCTACGACATTCTTCTAATTAGTGTCTGTGTCTTTTGAAAGGTAGTCAATCGCTCTTTGTAAACTTTCAATATTATCTTTAAGTAACCCTAATCCAGTGTTGCAGTTGTGGCAAAGCCATCCTCTAAATTCACCAGTGTCATGATTATGATCTAAGGAAAAGGCTCTGCTAAACTCATTTTGCTCCCTGTGGCATATCGGACAAATATAACCCTCTGGAGCTTTCCCATATTTCTTTTTTAGGTTTTCGGCTTGTTTAGTTCTTTTCTTTACACAGCTTTTGCAGTCTGTCCTTCTGAAACCTTCATTGCCTCTTATAGAAAATCTATGTTCTGGCAATTTCTCTTTACATTTAAGACAGGTTTTGTATCCAGACTTGTCTACGTCTGTGTCTTCATGATCGTCTTCGTGGAAAAGATTTAGTTGATTCATAAGTGGAGGTGGGCGGAATCGAACCGCCGTCCTGTATTGCCTCTGTAATAGTTTCTACATTGTTAGTTTATTGTAATCACACAACAAACAAAGTTATCCGATTATCGGAGTCAAACAAATTATTGTTATCATATATATTTAGTTCAAGTATATATACTCTATCAGAGTTATCTGCGTCATCACTATTTGGTTTACAGGGCTGTGATACCCCTGCCGCGCTAGGCGGCGAGTGCGAAATTCTCTTCTACACTTAAAAAAGTTTGAACGATTTTTTAAGTAGCCACTCGTTCAACTACTCAATGCAATTATTAGTTTAACAACCAGTCGAACCCTATTCACCCCCTAATTTTCATATCTGGAAACATTTCATATTTCAAATCTTCATACAGGACAGATGCTATAACCATAGAGGCATCGTTGTCTGAAGGATAGTGTACGCCCTGTAGAATTCTAGCTCTACCAGCTAAGTTTATAAGCTCGTAAAACTCTGATGTGTGTTCTGGATAAAGAGTTGCGAGCATAGAGCCTCCGAAAGCCGCATACGCTGTATGTCCAGATGGATAGGCTGGAGTATGATGTGTTTCAGTCTCGGTGACTTTAATATCTATTCCATATTTCTCAGCTAACTGAAAAGGTCTAGCCCTCTTATACTTATACTTTAAGTTTGTGATTACTGGATCAACCTGACTGAAGAAAAACTCATCAAACTTCTCCTTCGGAAACTGTTTTCCAATTCTCTTTAGCAACGACATAAACACGTTGTTGGGATCGTCGTCCACAGCCATAATTAAGTCATGCTCTTCTTGAGAAAGCTCTTTAGTCATATCAGAAATAAGCTCAAGCTCTCTGCGAGTTATGTCTGAGCTATTCTTAGGTGGCTCCGGTAACACATTCTCCCAGTCCACAGTCAGCAGGTTGGGATTCTTCTGTAGTACTTTAGAGTTCTTATCACTGGGAGGTTTATCGTAGGTTATAGAATCTATCTCAGCACTCATGGCCTGATTGATACCTTTTATGATGTTATCTTTCGAGGTCATATTGATACTCCTGTAACAGTTCACTTGATGATACCTCTCCACAGTCACAGCACTCAAAGACATATAGTCTACCGCCCGAGGTTTCAATTATATCTGCAAGCCTGCACGCTTCTGAATCTACCTCTTGATCGCACGCCTTACAATAGAAACTAAACATATACTTTCTCCCAGTCAAAAAATCGCCATCTATTTTGATGCTTCGCATCTTCGTCTTCATTTATGTGATTCAAATATTCTAAAACCTCGCTCCAGTTTGAGAATACCATCTCGTGTGGAACAACACCAAACATCCAAGTCGGAAGGCTTTTCTTTCCTTGTTTACACATTACAACGACCGGCTTCTTTTGACTGATCGCAACAGCCGCTTCGTGATATGATCCGCAAAGGTGAGCATCTACGTCGATACTCATTACTATGAAGTGAGCTATGTCAACCATACGCAAATCAATCGCGCAGATAGGTTTCATATACTCAGTGACTTTATCATACTCACCAGATCGCTTTAGTTTCTCAAGTAAATCTCTAGTCTCTTGATTCTCTAAACCATAGTCGCTTGGTTTGTCGCATGGATTGAGTACACCAACACCCATGTCTTTTAGTTTTGGTGTAAGAACATTTCTCCATAATACCCCACCATCTTTGACACGATCCATAGCTCCACAAAGGTAGCAGAGCGAGTTTTTAAGTCTATTCATAGTACAACCTCTTATACACAAATCAACAGTTTTTGACAATATCTTGTATTAAATCTTCCAGAGATGCGTAATCGTTTTGAGAACACAGTTGATTAGCAACTTTTCTCACATCACTGGCCTTATATCCAGCACTCTTGAGGGCATCCACAGCATCACCGATGAATGGACTGCCCGTAGATTCAGGAGTGACTGGATCGGTGAATATGTGCTTAGTAACCCAGTCTCTAGCTGCTTTGTCTCCCTGCATTGCTTTTTCCATAGTGGTATCAGCTATAACTTGCCATTGCTCTTCTTTTGTTAGGCCAGAGGTGGCTTTGTCATCAGTAAACTGCATGGTTACAGTAGTATATGTTTCAGTTTCGATCTCAGGCACACTGGGAACAGGCGTAGCCATCACATGCTGTGAGGTAAATAGAGTTTTTAGTATACTTACTATAATGGCTAAAAAAGTGGGAAGGAGTAGCATAAACAGAAAAAGTTCAGTTAGTCCACCACTCTTGCCTGTATTTTGAAAAGCTATGAATATTATATCAAGCATCTTTCTGTTGCCTCAAAAATTGTGTTGCAGTCATAGAGTCACCAGTAACCTTCTGTAGCAGTACCCAATCCCTTAGCTCAGTCGTAGGCTCCCAGCCGAGAAGTTCTCTTGCATTGCTGATGTCTGCCAAAGTAACTCTAGCTTCACCAAGTCTTTTGGGGAGATACTCAAAATCATATCCAATCATCTGCGCCAATTCAAGCACGCTAGTATTACTACCAACCCCAATATTAATAGTCTGACCAAATAATTCTTTCTTATTGGAATTAGCCGCTAAGATATTTGCCTGCACTACATCTTTTACATGTGTGAAGTCTCGCCTCTGATGTCCATCTCCAACAATAGTTAGAGGTTCGCAATCTTCAAACTGACGAAGAAAGATTCCAACAACGGGAGCATACTGACCCTTAATTGGCTGACGCTCACCATATACATTAAAGTATCTGAATACGACAGTCTTCAAGCCGAACAGTTTAGTATACATTTTACATAGCTCTTCACCTGCAACCTTAGTAACTGAATAAGGATTGAGACAATCGTTTGGCATGTCCTCAGTCAAGGGAGGAGTGTTAGTTAAACCGTAGGCAGACGATGTAGATGAGTATATAACACGATCTACACCGTTCTCCCTAGCGGCTTGAAGTACGTTACAGGTTCCCAAAACATTGGTAGCTGATGCCTTGCAGGGATTCTTAATGGCTGGCTGAATACGAGCTTCAGCCGCCAAGTGGAAGACGCAGTTGACCCCCTTAAAAAGAGGTTCAATTTTATCGTAGTCGCATATATCTAGGACAGCCTTTTGAGCCTTTGGGTTCCAATAAAATTCTTCATTGGATGTCGCTGACTCATTATCCAACGAGATAACCTCGTTACCATCCTCAATCAGCCTATCAACAATATGACTACCGATAAAACCTGCGCCACCTGTAACTATGTACTTCATATATTAAACTCCTACATCCTGCCCCTTAAGGACTGTTGATAAACGCTCAAGTCGAACACGGATGTCTTCTTTCCAAGCGTCATTATACTTCACGACACTAACATTATCAACCGTAGAACCTAAAACTTCAACAGATTTATCAAATACATCCTCAAAGATTGCAACTACTTCGTAGCGACAGGCTCGTAGCTTCTGGAACTTAGCGTCACTCGGTACGCTCACAACATCAGCAGGATTGACTTTGCAGATGACAATCTGGTTTCCACCGTCACTGTCATTGTCATCATGATTGTCCAAGCTGATACCGCCGTAGCTGGTAACATAGTCGATAGCTCCAACGTGAAGACCTGCACTACAGTGTCGATTACGATTGCCATCAACCTTAGAGCGATCAACCTCAACCACTTCACCAAGACTATTGTCAATCGAGCCACTGTAAATATCTTTGAAGTCTGGACGCACAGCCTTATAAGCCAAGAAGTGACCATCTTGTGTAATCGGCAGATTCTTATTCTGCATGAAGTCAAACAATTCTAGAATAGATTTGTCTGATGGATTATCATTTAGATTGCACATGAAGTTCAGCATGGAATCAAAATCAAAGCCTTCCTTCTTCATATCTAAGATACGATCAGTGAATAGCTCTGGCATTGGAATCCCGTTCCAGTTCAGTGTTCCATTCTTGACATGCACATAACCGTCACAAAAATGTTCTACTGAAGATGCAACATCGTATGCCGCCTCAAAGTGTTCTACATTGCCACTCTTCAAATGACGAACGAGAGAGTTATAATTATGATGGTTCTTGTCAAAAGTATATGCCTCGCCACCAACAAAAGCATTTACTACACCTGAATCACTAATGATATATTTCATATCACACCTCCATACTATCAATATAATTTGCAATAACTTGTAACTGTTCGTCCGACATCCAGCTTGTAGCAAACTCTAACATCGGATACTTCTCTACTATACTATCATATAATTCGTCAGTATCAAGTGACTCACTTGAATTTTCTTCCAGATTATCTGCAAAATCTTTCCATACCTTCAGACGTTGGGCTACTTCTTTCAAATCTGACAACACGACCTTATCAACACTGTAGTCTGGATGGAACAACTTAGAAAACTCGTAGAACTCTCCACGACTATTCAGGAGTGGATGTAACTCTTCCAGTGTATTTACACGCCCTGTGTGTTCGTTGCCGATAGACCACTTGCCGGTGGATGAATTATGGAGCAACGTAAGATCGTTAGTCATAATGACAAGCTGACGCTTGATCTGGTTTTGGATATATTCTAGTCCATCCTGCCAGTTATCCCGTTCTTCGAGCTTCATGGTCTTAGCTTTGGATGGAGTTACATAGAATAACTTCTCACTTAGGTGACTTGTATCAACACCAAGCGAATCCAAAACAGTCAGAGCCGACTTGATATAACGAGTACCGACATTGTAACCTTTGATCTCCATGTCACCTCTGGTCTGGATAATATAATAAGCATCCTCTTCTTTAACACCTACGTTATAAGTGGCTGCACGCCATTCATTGTAGCCTTGACCTTTAGACTTGTACAGACCATCAAGACCAGCAACGTATGATGAGCTAGATGTAGTCTTAGATACTTGCTTTGGAGGAGCAGGGAGAGTAGTCACGTTGGTGATGTACTCTGGCTCACAACCAAGACATTTAGTAACCTGCTCTAACTTGTCATTAGGAATAAGATATACAATACCTTCGCCTTCTTCTCTCAGTAAGTGTCTTATACGAGCAACACTACCTGACTTCTTGTCCTGATAGAAGACGTAACCTTTGCCAGCACGGATGTGGTATACGTCTTCCCTTGAACAAGTCTCACGCCATTTTGACTTGTCATAACGTACAATCATCAGTCTTTCATCATCATCTGTTTTTAGCTTTATGTGTTCTGAACCATCTTCAAAAACCTTCTGGCCGTTGAACTCTATCTCAAACAGAACATCGTCTGCCAAATCGCCAATCTTACCGACAGTATCAAAGATTTCCATAGCTTTGCATCTTGCTCCCCAAAGATTATCACAGGAAAGTATTTCTGCTTTGGCTTTTTCTCCAATGCTTTCTATCATGCGATTGATAGCGCAAACAATATTGTACTTACTTCTACTAGTGTATGAGATAGACTCACGAGAAGGAGTGATGTCAATGTCACCAATGTCCATGTATAAGCGGAGATTACCAAGCTGACGTAGCGCACGCCAGATGTCGTCTGTCTCTTCATTCTGGAACTGCATTTCATCAATAGGATATAGAATTTGACCCATGATAACATGGTTGCCAGCGCGTCTTTTAAGAACAGACCAGTCCTCACCAGCAAACTTAACCTCTTCGCTCCTATATTCAAGCTCTGCATTGATCTCTGGACGAACAGCGAAATGCTGGAAGACCGATGTGGCTTCATTCTCGAACTCCCAAACGTCATTAGTGTCTACGTTCATGCTGATCTGCATACCGTTAGGTTCGTCAGTAGACTCTTCATGTAGCAATGCGAACTCAGGAGAACCGCCTTCATTCATATAAGAGTTGAAGACATAGCGAGTACCATTAAAGAAAGACTCAACCATGAAAGAGTCAGTATAGGCAAAGGGAGACTTGCTACCAAGACCTAAGCAACCAACAGCATCGTTGGAATCAGTCTTGTTGCTACCGAAGTAAGTAGTATAAAGATTAAAGCAGTCGTCGTAACTAAGGCCTGTGCCAAAGTCACGCACGACAAATACCGGCTCCAGCTTTGTTGGAAGCTGAACACGGAACGGGGAATCAGGACAGCCTGCCGAGACATGAGCGTCATACGCATTAGTAGATAGCTCACGAACAACTGCTTTGATCTTGTTTGAGTAAAGACCATCTGACAAGATAGAGAACGCTTTTGCGGTAGCCTCGATCTTGTAGTTAGTTGACTGGAAGTCAGATGATCGCTGAATAGTGTTTTGATTAGTCTGTAATTTCATAATTTGAAACCCCTATAAACGTGTTATTAACCTGATACGTGTCTTATTATACTATACTAATCGTCGTTCGCAAGCCTAATCTTCAGTGTTTTCTGAAATTTCTTTAGGTTTTCTGTAAGTAGTGCCAAGAATCTTATTGCGTTCCTTCTCGGCCATGCGGTTTATTAGCCAAAATTCTTTCTGTCGCTTGTCTTCGGCTTTCTTGGCTTTTCTTCTTCTTGCAAGTTTAGCCTTGACTTTCTTCTTGCGAGCCTTCTGCTTTTTTAGCTTTTGTTTATTGTTCATATTCTCTTTGAAGCCTTCTCTTTAATTTGTTTCGCTCCTTCAGTAACTTAGTTTGCTTCTTAGTGAGTTCTTTAATATCACGGTTAGTGATGCTTGACTCAATCTTACATTCAATGTCCTGAAGAGAAATATTAATTGTTTCTAGTCTACTATATATTCTATCTGTATTCATTATTTTTTTTGAGGTATAGCAGACCCAAGCTACATTAACAGCCTGAGTCTGCATTAACCATCCTCACAAGGAGAGATTAAAAAACATCTGCCGCTGCCGAAACAGTTTCAGAAGTTTCCTGCTTTCGTGGCGCACGCACCACTTTAGCGATATTTTCTGGAACAACGACCATCGAAAATCGTTTGTTGCCATCATTGTCAGTCCAAGAGCGATCTTGTAGACGACCACGAACATTGACTCGATCACCTTTTGAGAAGTCTACATTCTTACAGTAAGATGCTTGGTATCCCCAAGCGTTTACATCAATGTAGAGAGTCTCTTCATAGTCCTTACTGATACGCTCATTAATAGCCATTCGGAAAACAGCGAGTTCCCGACTTTCATTAATAGTTTTGTATTCAGGGTCTTTGGTGAGGTTTCCCTCAAAAGTTACAAAATTATTCATCGTGTTATACTCCTATAAAATTAATATCCTCGTCGCTTCAATGCTTTTCGAGCAAGACGACGACCGTAAGTTACACCGTGAGTACGAAGTAATGTACGAACTTCTCCGCTACCCTCAGTGTTTGCAAAACTTGAGGTAAGTTCTTTGCCAGTACCTTCGCTATGAGCGAATTTTTTCACAGCCTTTACCTTAGTCTTATTAGACAAAATAGTACCCCAATCAATCATAATTAAATCCTCCAATTAAAAAAAACAAGTTACAATCTATTATAGAATGACCTGCGGCCATTGTCAACGTATTTTTATTTTTTTATCCCAAATTAATTTATGTGGCCGACGATAGTAGTTATCCATCAGCCGCCATTTTTCAGCCTTGCCCATGTAAATAAATTCTACAGTAGAAGATCGAGTTCCTTTGCGAACTATATAGGCAAGAATACCGTCACTCCTAATGCTTTTTACAATTAGCCTGCCGTATACACCCATGTATGTTTTCTCGCCCGTGTCAGGATTTATCCAATAAGAGCCGTGACCCTTTACGGATTTTATTTTATCTCCAGCACCAAGCATAGTCCAGTCTTCTACGATAGACAGCTGTTTGTGAAAGAATATATGTCCACATTGGCAGGAAGATGATCTGGCGTGACACTTGCTTCCGCAGTCAGGACATGTCTTCTTTGGCGCGCCTCTCCTAGATTTTTTTTGCTTGTTGCAATCCGTCCGTGAAGTTTGCGTATTCATCCCTATGCTTCCTCATAAAACTAATTTCATAACATTTTTCACATCTATAAACATCGCCCTTATTGGTTTTTATAACATAATAGTTTGATGTTGGCTTTTCACAATCAATACAATCAACTTTATCTTGTCTTGTCATCCTCACGCCTCCTGTATACTTTCTGCTCTTCTCTATATAGAAGATAAAATGCTATCCCTGCTACTGTAAGTTCAATTCCCCATGCCGCTAGTCCTGCGTATAGTGCTTCCATCGCTATGTAGTCTCCACATAAATAGGCGTGTGTTCTCCAACATAGGCTCCAAAGGTATTATACTCAAGCCACTCCATAGCTTCGTCGTAATCCACACTGAGGTCTTTTGCCGCTATCTCGATCATTTTCGGAATAGAGTAAGCAACCCTTCCTGAATCGAAGCCACCACAAACGCCAATAATAGCATCGTCATAACCATCGGCAAACAGAAGATCATCGCTATGACGTTCACACAACTCTTCACGAATGTCCATGTCCTTTGAATCCTTTTTTCCATGTTTTCTTATCTTTATCCCACCACTTGCGATACTTTTCTACTATCGCTTTGGTCTTCTCATTAATCATCTTACTATGTAATCGGAAATTTTCAAGCTCTTCTTCACTAGTTTCTTGTTTTTTAAACGTCTTTTTTTTAGCCACAGCTACGCTCCCCGTATTTTTGATTTATGTATTAGGTGGCTGGATGATTGAGTCTTTTCTCCACCAACACTATAAACCATTCTTATTCCTAATTCTTGTTCTAGCAGGTCTTCAGGAACTCCACCTTTCTTTCTGTCTCCACCATTAGCAAATACCATATCTACAAAGAATGGATCATCTTGTAATTGGTAATACTCTTTTCTTATGCTTTGGCATACAGTACCATCTTCATCAATAGCTACCACAGCTTTATCGACACATCGTAAGGCTCTTACTATTCTTAGTCTTTCGAGTTCATTCATAAAAGGGTCACTACCCTTCATTTTGACCTGCTTGTCGCTATTTACTATAACTACTAAGTAGTCGCCCAGTTTTTTTGATTGCTCTAGATAATCTAAATGACCAGAATGAATAGGATTAAAGTATCCACTCACAACGACAACTTTTCCACTCATTTATAATAACCTTTCTTGTCCATGTTCTCAAGTTTTGGTTTCACTGTGTGTTTATAATAATACTTAAACTGTTTGTATAAATCTTTTATCTGACTGAAGGCTTCCTCTTCAGTTATCTTGCCGCCCTGCTCTAAATCACATATGATTGACATATGTATATTAAAAGCTCGAAACGGATCACGATAGTCTTTGAAAACTATTTCATCCATAACTACTCCTCTTCATTTTCAAATAACTCTAAGCAATAAAACTTAAATGCTGTTTCTGCTTCACTACGAGTATCATAGAAACCTAAAGCCATCTCTGCTTCATCCCAAACAATCCATTGCTGTTCTGATTCTATCCACTGTATGTGCTTATTTTCTTCCATTCCAGTTCTTTCTTGCTTTAACCCAGTCGTCTGCGTGTCCAGAGGAAGCTGTGCAATCTTCACATTCATACCAGTACATACCAGCTAATGACTCAGCCATTGGCTCGCCACCGCAAAAAGGACATGGTAACATTGTATCATCTGTGAACGCTACTACTTCTATGCCGTGTTCGCCACATTTAATACACCATATTGGCTTATTATCTACATCGACAATACGGCTACAGCACTTTAGTAAATATTTCATTTTGCAGGCTCTAGTTCAATCTCTCTTATCTTATCTATAACTGCCAGAATGTCTCTGGTTTGCGTCCAGTCTGCGACATGATACTTTTCATAAGCGGCTTCTGATATAGTATAATCATTACCTCCAAGATAGCAGTTGTCTCCAAAGAATATATTCTTACCTTCAAGACATCCAAGAATTTGTGACTTGTCTTTACCTTTGGGATAAATATCTATACTAATCTCTCCACCTATGACAGCCTCAACATCCTCAAAGTTTGAGTTAATTACGTCAGCTATGGTTTCACGCTCAAGATTGTCTTTATCCCACTCGTAATATTCTGATCGTTGTTCATTAGTACAGTCTCTGCCTATAGTAGATATATTAACCATGCCAATGCGCTTCTCGATATTGTTTTCTGCTGTGCCATACCACCTGCTCTGTCGGATGAGATCAAGTGTGACAGACTCTAAGTCTTTAGGCATCTCCCACTCAGACTCAAATACCAGATCGCCGTTTACAAAAAGTTGATTACCTGCGTTCTGGTAGGAGCCATCAACCATTTTCCACATTTCTTCGCCTACCTGTTCAATGGTTTTGTCTTTATCTGATCCAGTAACTAAGTATACTTTGTTGCCAGAAGATTGTTGCGTTCTAACCCAAAACTTAAAATATGTTTTGAAGTCAAGAACCATTGGTTTTCTTGATGGAGTTAGAGTTCCATCTACATCAAATAAATAATTAATCATAATCTGATTCCTTATAAAATTAACTAGCGACCTTGACGGGACTCGAACCCGTAACCACCGGATCGACAGTCCGGTACTCTAACCTATTGAGCCACAAGGCCAGAGAGGATGAACGGACTATAAAATTTTGCACAATTTCAATCGTCTAACTAAATTAAACTCGTCCGTAGTCATCCTCAATTCGTATAATATCGTCTTCTTGACACACACCTGTTTGAATTTCAAGTATAACTAAATCGTTAAGACCTGAAGCTCGAACTCGGTGTGTCTGGTACTTCTTAATATCAAAAGAATCACCAGTGGAAATATCAGTTGCTTGTCCGTTTAATTCTAAAGTCCCGAAGCCTTCCACTACAAACCAATGTTCATCTCTCTTGGTATGTAGCTGTAGACTTAATCGCTTACCAGAATTAACTACTATCTTTTTTACTTTGATATATTCCTCATCAAGAAGAACCTTAAAAGAACCCCATTCTCTAACCTCAAATGATTTATCACCTGAGAATGGTGGAGGAGGCATAAGGAAGACTCTATCTTCTTTGTCTACCTCCTCCATGATAGGGTTCTGTTTCCCACATGTTGGACACTCTTGTAATCTACCGTAATTTTTAGCCGCTGGAGCTATCATGTCACAGCATTTGAATTTGTATTGCATGTTGTTCTCCTATAGTAACTAGAAATATTGTATCATAAGTGTCCGTTGTTCGCAACAACTATTCTGCGATTTTTCTATTAAGTTCGTATCTATTTGGATCAGCAAGGCCGGAGTCAATCATTTTCATGTCTGTGACATATCTTCCTCTATCATCCTCACAGACAACTAGATTATCTTCTAATTGCTCGACAATCATCTCTGAATGTGAGCCAAACCAGCTCTTTGTCGTAACAGAAGTTCCTGTAACATGTCTCGATCTCGCTCTAGCCATTTGATACTCTCCTTTTCAATCTTTCTAATTTCTCTATTATATTTTCTTATATCTCGTCTTGTAAATCTGTCTAGCTGAAATATAGGAAATATAGACATAAACATAAGCGTCCATAACATATTCAAATTCCTTAATTTCTATAAAATCTACCAGAGTTGTATTGAAACTCTAAACGAGGCTTCCTGAAGTAATATGTCTTCTTCTTTGGTTTGTAGAAGTCTGTCCTAAAGGGAGCAGTCACAATTTCTCCAAGACCAAATACAGTAGTTTCAATTCCTTCAATGACCTTTGTTCCCGTATCAAGCACAAAGCTACCTGCGCTTTTGGCGTACTCTTCAACAGGAATCATTCTAAACTGAACATCAGCATTTGCAACCGATACCGGCAATAAGAATGGTAACACTAATAAAAACTTTTTCATTTCAAAATCCTTTTCTAAATGAATGAATAAACAACAAAACCAAGAAAAAGCGCACATCCTCCCAATACAAGAAGCGTGATGAGCCTAGCCTTCCTAGCTTGCCTCTCTTTTTCTAAGATACGTTCCTTTATTCTCTCTGGGGTAGCCCAGTAGCCATCCCTTTGAGCATTAAAGTCTAATTCCTTCCAGTCGTATTTAGTCAACTCCTAATTCCTTTACCTCAAAGCCAAACTCGCTATAGGTTTTCCAAGCAGACTCTACAAGTTCCTCTTCAGCCGGAGCAAACCCAATCGGGTTGCCTTTCCTAATTACATCTAAAGAGATGCCTTCATTGTCCATCTTGACTGAGACTGTAATTTTTCCAATGTCTACACTCAGGTAATTATCGTCCATTGTTCACCTCTTCGTTAAGCTCATTAAGTTTTGTTTCTATTTTTCTCCGAATCAGATCAATCTCTGACTCAAGTTCAAGGCCTGAATACATTAGTTGTTCAAGGTCGTACCTATCATAATTGCAACTGAGCAATGATAATGCACGATCAATAATCTCAATTTGATAATCTTTTAGTTCCATAATAATCTCCTTACCACCAACTAGAGTAAATAACAGTATAACCTTGTTTGATTGCCGCGCGAGCCTGTACTATAAACTCACGGTCTTGTTCTATGTAATGGTCGTCTGAATCCTGACCAAAGAAAAAGCCAACGGACTTCGGCAAGTCTGCTCCATCAATACTAGCTTCAAGAGCTTCCAAGTCCTCTAGGTCTAATTCTAAATCAATACAGTTGAATGATTCATCTCCACCCTTTTTATGATACAGGTTTTCCATCCATCCCTGTAAGTTAGGATGCTTCCTCCAGTAGGCTAGTTCTATACTATCTTCATAGTATTCAAAACCTTCTTCATCAGTTTTTGACTCGCCTCTGCGAGCATTTGCGTATTGATCTAGTCCCATTATAAAACCCCTATCCAATGTAAAAAGTAAATTAGAAAGTATCCTAAGATGTATCCTCCGATGTACCATAGTATAACATACAAGGTCATGTCTGTCAAGGATTTAATATCTTTTTTGAGCATCTTATTTCTCATAATCTTTCTGAGTTATAGTATATATAGCAAATGCTGTGCCAAATATGAATCCTCCAATTCCAGCGGCTAAAGCTAAACTGTAAAGTCCCACTTCTAAAATCCTCATCTTACTTTATTAAACATCTTGGTTATTGCATATATTATCGGATAAACACATGTAGCGACTACAGTTAAAATCTTGGAAATAGTAAATAAACATACGCCACAGGCTATCATTTCCACACCACTCGTCTTATGAATTCTAACCCATACTGTTCTAAGTCCCACTCGTCCCATCCAACAATAGATAGGAATCGTGTACCATTTTTACGTTCATACTCAAAGTATGTCTCGCCTGCCTTAGTGTCAAATGCTACTGTTGGTTCACTCATCAATAGGCTCCAGTGCTTCTTGCATTTCTTGTGAATATGTACAGGCTTCTTTTAACACACGGCTTTTACGAAGCTCATACAATGCTCTCTGTAAGTCTTGCTCTAGCTCTACGGATTCTGTCAGGCTGTAGACATTGTTCTCTACAGTAAGCTCTACAGTCTCATCAACTAACTGAACCAGTACATACTTACCAACATAAACATCAGTTATAATACTCTCGCCATAGTGAAGGCCATCATTACCATTCTGTCCAATGATGTTCATACGCTCGTCATTCTCTTCGTAGTGATCTTTACTCATCCTTGCTTCTCCACATCATAATCTTTAATAGCATAGTCCCATTCTTCTGGTAGTCCTCTGACATCTACACACATGCCGCCTTCAATAACTACTGTAATTTCATGTACTCTATCTACTACTATCTCATGCTTATCTACACAGATAGTTCTATTCCTATATTCGCTCATTACGATACGCCTCCTCTATTTCAGCTGTTGTAATTCTATAGTGCAACTCTTCTCCATGTTGGTCGCCATCAATCTCGTACATGTTATCGCTCTTGACATTTGTAATGTAGAGATTAAGATGTCCGTCAGTATCTTTGGCGATTTCGACTACCCAATCACCGCGCTCGTGTTTCCAGTCATAACGACAAAAGCGAATATCACTCATCTTCAATCTCCTTCACTTCAACACGAAGTTCATTGTAGGTCTTATTAGTAGTTGCTATGCAGTCATCTAAACTCCAAGCCTTAGCAACTATTCCCTCATCGAGCAATTCAATATGAACAGTAGCACCGGACTCAGGGCTTATCATATGTGGTTCTAAGTGTAGGTATAAAGTTTTATTCATTTTCAATCTCCTTATAGTCTAACACGCCATAAGTTTCATCACCATCGTATACGGTATAGTCTAGCGATTCATCCTCAATTAGTTGTTCTAGGTAGTCGTAGACATCACAGTTCAATACCTTGCGACCACCTTCAAACACGATAAAATCTAATTCAATTACTACTTTAGCCATCTTAAATCTCCTGAATAAAAAACTGGCTTATCCGACTTACGCAGGCTCCACAAGGGGATGACATATCATGCTGCTCGGTTACGGCTTTGGATCACACCGTCACTTGTGACCTCGCCAGTTGATTCCATTATAACATACTTATCGTCAGTTGCAAGAGGTAACTTTAAGTTTTTCTGGATAATTTTATTATCTTGTCAAGTTTCTTTATATCCTCTTCAAGCCTCTTGTCAAGTTGTTTTCTCTCGTTCTCAAGTCTCTTGTCAAGTTGCTTTCTTTCCTCCTCAAATCTGTTTTCGTTAGGCATTTATCAATTCCTCCTTGTCAGCGTAATACTTTGGTAGGCTTTTGATGTGGCATGGAGTCATGATATGAGGTTGGGTACGGTCTCTTTCAACATTACAGTGTTCAACATGTCCACCCTTTGGTACATCGTACCATTCAATCGTAACATCACCGTCCTTATCTAGTACCTGAGCGTGAAAGTCAACATCTATAATCTTAACAACCCACTG